CAACTGTTGATGGTGGTGACACTGATGGATTCACTTCTGACTTTGAGTCAGCAGTAGGATCTGGAAAGAAAGTAACTGCAATCTCAGATACTACTATTACAACTGACTACGATTCATCTGGTGCTTCTGCTGACTATGCAGTATCAAGTGCTGATGTTATTGCTGGTACACTTCCACAGATACAGAGAGGAATCAAACTCACTGCTGGTAGTGCTAACGTTGTAGTTGAGCAAGTACAAATTGTAGGAGGTTAAATGCCTGCTGTTTCTGTTAAACAACAGAGATTTTTTGGATACATGCTTTCCAATCCCGAAGAGAGGAAGAAGGCTGGTATCAAAAAGAAGGTGGCAAAAGACTTCGCATCCACAAAGCATGACGGTTTACCAATGAAAAAAGAAGAACTCCTCACTTTCGAGGCATTCAAAGCACAATACAAAGACAAAGGCAAATTGAGTCAGTCCTCTCAGAGGAAGTCACTCGGTCGTGGGTCTAGTATTAAAGATGGTGCCAAATCATCTGGATATGAAAGTAAGAAGGAGCATCGTGATACTTCTAAGAAGTTGGCAAAGTATCAATCAAAGGGTACTTACAATGCTCATATGGAGGGTAAGGGTTACCAACCAGAGATTGAACATAGTAAACTGGGTGATGCTAAGAAGAAGAAAGACAAGGAAAGAGAATCAAAATTACCACCACATCTACAAGGAGATGCTATTGGTAAAATGAGAAAAGCATTTGCACATACCAATGAAGGTGCATCTTACGGTCTCTATAAGGGAGATGGTAAGGCAAAAGGTGCGATGAAAGATTATCTTGATAATAAAGCAAAGAAGTTATCAGCAGAAAAGAAGAAACAAAAACCAGAGTATAAAAATAACCCTGCATTTGGTGATCCATCACATCATTCAAATGCTAAGAACAGGGTTAATGAGGAAGGATATGATAGGATGCGAGATGACCGTCTCGTAAAGTATGGTATAGGACATGATGGTTCTGACCGTAAGTCAACCCCTAGTAAACCTAGTGGTAAACAACCTAAAGGTAAGACTGTCTTACAAAAAGAGACAGAGAAAAAGTATGGCAAGGGTAAGTCGGCTCTTGACATAGTTAAAAAACAAATCACAGATAAGTATGGTAAAGGAGCTATCATGGATACCAAAAAGAAAACTCAGAAGGAAGAGACTCTACACGAAATTTCTGCTGACCTCGCACTGAAGGCATCCAAGAAAGCAGATGTTGAGCGTGGTAAGGCAGCAGCCGCTGGAGATAGAGAGAAAGCAGTTTCTAAAGTTAAACAAGCATCTCGTCTTTATAAAGCATCAGCAGCGAAACGCAAGAAAGAGAATGCTCAGGAAGAGTACACAGTTACTAATGCTGATAAGAAAGGTAACACACCTGCATGGCAGGGATATAAGTCAGGTAAGAAGAATGCCAAGACAGGCAAACCTCTATACAAGGCTGCTGACCATGTGAAGGAAGATGCCAAATATGGATATGATAAGAAAGGTAACTCATTAAACCCTGCTGATAAGGCAAAGAAAGAAGCAGTTCTCAAGCAAAAAGAGGAAGCTAAGGTCGCTTCAAAGAAAAGCTTGACAAAAGAAGGGCATTGGGAGTATCATGAAAAGGAAGGACTGAAGAGATTCTCTGATTTCCTTAGTGAGGGCAACCCTACCACTCGTATGATGGGGAAGTCTAAGACCCAACAGACTGGTAACATCAGTGCTGACAGGGGGACTGACGCAAAAAAGAATAAAGAGTCTCGAAAGGGGCTCGAAAAAGACCTAAAGAAGAAAGGTATCGGCTACAAAAAAGGTGTAGGCGAATACAAATATGATGATGGTTCTAAAGGACGTGAAGTTTCGTATCAAACTTCCCCTGCAAAGGGCATGTCTAAGCGTCGGTTTGGTAAAGTAATGCGAAGACTAGGGAGGAAACACGGTCAAGAATCCGTAATCACCAAGGACAAAAACAAACCTGCAAGGCTTCATGACACTGAGTCAAAGAAACCAAAGCCTTCAGAGAAACTAGGTAAGACCAAGCCTGGTAAGCATCCTAAGGGATATGGTGAGACTTCTGGCACTAAAGTTAGAAGTAAGAATTTGTCCAAGAAAACAAACAAACCGAGTTTCCATTATGGCTGAGCGTAGAAAAGTTTGTAAGTATTGTGGTCTCACTGCCCCTCAAGGACATGCTAGACCTTATACATACATAGAGAAGCACGAGCTTAATTGTGCAAAAAATCCAAATGTAAAACCATGAAATTCTTAACCAAGATTAAAGATTGGGATAAGGCAATGGCAAAGAAACTTCAGGACAAGTTTAACTTGACTGATTATCAGATGCTATGTCTTGCATTCGGTAAAGGTTTTATTCTAGGAGCACTTATTCTTTGACATCTGAGGATGACACGAGAAAAGACCTAAGAAAATCTGCAAAGTTACTTATCAAAAGAGCAAAGAAACATCCTGATTGGTATACACCGCAGGATGTTTATTACGCTAAGTTGATAAAGAAACAAAACAAAAAACTAAAAGGAGACAAACATGACTGAAGATGACTTATGTCATTTATCTTGTGAGGTTGACGATATTAAACTTCTTCATAAAGCACTCGAATCCTATGTCCCTAACGCTGATGAGATCGAGCGTAAGGACGGACTCCAAGATATTTTCAATCGTGTCTTGTTAGACATAGTTTTAAACTCCCCTTCTTACGTTAAGAAGAGTGAGTAGGCAGGTAGAATGGTCTGCATATATTTTACTTCCTTCCAATAGACTTGAGAAGGTTTATTTTCAGTGTACAAGTAATCTTAGAGAGGATGCAAAGTCAATCTGTCAAGCACGTTTTGGTGTCACGGATGTCAGACAATTAACTCGTCAGTGGTAGTATATACTCATAAATAATTTTGTCATTCGAGACAAGTGGAGTTGAAACTATCATGTCCCACTATACGGTTGGTTACCACGATTCAAACCGACAACATTATGAAATATGTGAATACGCACAAGATGCCTATGAAGCAATAGAACATTCTAAAGAGGATGTCCCTGGTCTAAGGGAGCATCCTCATTTTATTGACTATTGTACAATGGGTGTTGAATTATGAAACACGAAATTATGTGGTGGATGTCCAGATTAACTATAATGTTAACGTCATTGTTTTTATCAATGACACTAGCAGCGAAAGCATACGCTGTTGATATACAGATGGGTTACGATGGTAACCTAGTCTTTGAACCTAGTGAAGTAACGGTCTCTGCTGGAGATACAGTTACATTTATTAATAATGCATTACCTCCTCACAATATCATTGTAGATGGTAGAGCAGATCTATCAAGAGAATCTTTAATGTTTAGTCCAGGTGAAACACAAGAGATTGTGTTTGCTGAAGCAGGAGATTTTAATTTTAAATGTGCTCCTCATGAGGGTGCAGGTATGAAAGGAGTGATCCACGTTGAGTGAGGTCGTTTGGTCTGTAAATATAATGCTAGGTATCTTACTTGTCCTAGTTGGGGTTGCCATCTTATACATATTTAAGTATGACGAATGGTACCCCAATGGGAAAGATGACACCACCGTCGAGGAAGAGTTGCTACAACTTCCGAGTGACGGAAATAGTAAAAGTAGTTGATGGAGATACCATTGACGTAGTAATAGATTTAGGATTTGATATCTATAAGCACGAACGTGTACGTATTGCTGGTATTGATACTCCTGAGAAGAGGACTAGAGATCTAGAAGAGAAGGCACTAGGAATAGATGCTACTAACTGGATGAAAGGTGTCCTAGAAGATACAATCAATGGGGAGCATGAACTTACTATACGCACTGAACTTAAAGGTGGCATGGGTAAGTATGGTAGGCTTCTTGGTTGGTTATACGTTGGCGATGATACTACATCACTTAACGAACAGATGATTGCTGAGGGATATGCTTGGGAATATGATGGAGGTACTAAGAATAAAAACTTCCATGAGTTGAGAGATATTAGATATCAGCAGGGTACATTGGCACCACCACCAGATATTGATGAGCTAGTGCCTGAGGGAGATCCCTTACCCGAAGTAGGAGATGGATTACAGTCTACTACTGCTGCTAATTTACCAGGATTATACTAATGTTTGCTGTATTAAATGTCGTAGAAGCATGGAATGAAATCTCATGGGCAGATGCTATCCCATTCATGCTTGTATTAATAGGTCTTTACTGGGTTAAAGTAAAGATAGATGCATCTGTTGGTATCGGTAGAAAGAAACAGAATCAATTGAAAAGGACTATCGTAGAGGCAATCAAAGAAGCCAATGGCTGAAAAGCAGGAGATATATCTAGGTAACCCCAATCTTAAACGGGCTAACGTTAACACTAACTTCACACCTGATCAGGTGCAGGAGTTTATAAAGTGTAGTGGTGACCCCGTTTATTTTATTCGCAACTATATCAAGATCGTTAACCTCGATCAGGGTATAGTTGGGTTTGACCTGTACGATTTCCAAGAAGACATGGTGAATCGATTCCATGAGAATAGATTCAATATAGCAAAGCTACCACGTCAGTCAGGTAAATCTACAGTGGTTACTGCATATCTACTGTGGTACGCAATCTTTAATGATAATGTCAACATCGCAATCCTCGCAAACAAAGCAGCCACTGCAAGAGAAATGTTGGGTCGCTTACAACTTTCTTACGAAAATCTCCCTAAA